TCTATATTTATAGTTTTGGTATTTGCTGCATTATATTTTTACAATATTTTAGCAGTTGGGATTAAGAAAGTACAAGACAACTGGCCGGAATATAGATGTAATCCAATGGTTATGCCATTTGCGGGGACATTTGGTCATGACGCCGGTCAAAATTTCACATATTGTATTCAAAATATGCAGGCAGATTACATGGGTGTTTTATTACAACCACTCAACTATTTAACTACTGTAATTAACAATACAATGGGTGGTCTATTGAATTCCGTACAGTCAATTCGATCATTTATAAATGAAATCAGGAATTCTATTACTAGCATTGTTCAAAACATATTTGGTGTTTTTTTAAACATATTAATCCAATTCCAGTTTATGCTTATTAAAATAAAGGACATGATGAGTAAAATAGTAGGTATAATGGCATCTATGATGTATATTTTACAAGGCACCGTTATGACAATGCAATCATCGTGGAATGGACCCCCTGGACAAATGGTGAGATTTATGGGCAAGTTAAAGATATAATTATATCTATATATTATAAAATTATAAATGATTAATAATAGTATATCGACGACTATAAATAAAATATATAACAAGGTCGGTTTTTTAGAAAAATACGGAGGGTCGCTATGGATGACTGTTATTATTATATTATTTTTTTTCATAGCAATATCATATTACCAAGTATATAATAATATACAACCCTTAAAAGCAGATTGGGTTAATCAAAGATGTAGACCAGGCGTTATTCCATTTGCTGGGCTGATTAATCCTCCGGTAAACATGAGTGCCTTTGATTTTACATCAGAAAATTTCAAGTATTGTATTCAAAGCATACTAGTGGATATAGCAGGAGTGTTTTTAGCACCATTTTATTATTTAGTAAATGTTATAAACAATACTTTAACAGCAATTAGTAAATCTATTCAAGCAATTCGAAGTGTACTAGATTCCATTCGAAATTCGTTATCTTCGGTATCTCAAGATATCATGGGACGATCATTGAATATCCTCCTACCGATTCAAACAATGTTAATTAAAGTAAAGGATATGGTGAATAAAACACAAGGAATTATGACCGCCGGATTATTTACTTTATTAGGCGTATACGACACATTAAGAGCATCTATAGGCGCAATTATTCAGATAGTTGTAGCAATACTCATAAGTATAGCAACACTTATAACGATATTTTTCGCGATACCTTTTGGATTTGGTTTACCATTTGCTATACCCTTATTGGTAATGTTTATACTAATAGCCATCCCGGGAATAATGGTATATATAATTCAAGTGATGATTCTAAAAAAAATGGCTAGGTCTATACCAGGAATTTAGGAAGGAATAAAATGACAGCAATATATATTTTTATATACAAATTATATATAATAATATGGAGTTTAAGTTATTTGGATTACCTATGCGCGTAGAAGTTGTTGTAATTTGCCTAATATTGGGAGCTATTTTAGGATGTCATTTATTATGTTCGTGTAGCCGTGTTGGCTTATTAGAAGGTATGCAAACAATTGGAGCCACCATCGACTATACAATGGGAAATGATGTTGTAAATAGTTGGACAAACAAGGCGATTCAATATGCCGACAAAATGGGTTACACTGAAGCACGAAACCGTTATGCTATGTATAAAGGAACTACTGTACCTTTACCGGAAGGACAAATGTTCATGTTTGCCGACAACCAGTTTAAGCCCGAGTGTTGTCCTTCAACCTACACTTCAAGTAGCGGATGTGCTTGTATCACCCAAGAGCAAGTGACATATATTAATGAGCGTGGTGGAAATCGTACCATGGCTCCCGCCGAATATTAAACATCGGACATGTTTAATTCACATATTTCACAATATTGTATTTTTTTCAATGGTTTATCTATTCCAGATTCGATGTAATCCTCTATTATTTTATGTTTACATATTCTTATCAAGTCATATTCTATACTCACTAACGATCGTTTATTGTTATTAAGTATATTTTCTAATAAAGTGTATGATATGTTAGAGTGATCATTATTGTATCGCAAAGACTGAGTATCTCCCGAATGTTGTGAATACATAGATAATACCATTTGGTGTATACTGTTATTTTGGTTGTTAATTTCATATTTTAAATTCAGTAAAAAATTTATTTCATTTAGGTTACATTCACAAATCATCGAAGAAGCCATTTTTCTTAATAATCGTATAGATGAATTAGGAATAACTACTAGTAGTAGTATAAGTAGGGGTAATGTGTTTATATTAGTTTACCATGATGTTACCGTATATGATTTATCCATATACTGTAATCTACATCCTGTTTGTAGCATATATTACGATTAGACATACATTGTCTTGAATAAATAATTACTATTATTTTCATCTCGTTTTATAATTTTTGTTAAGATTTCAGTAGTAACTGTAAATGGAAACTCCACCTTTAATGTCATTTCATTTTCGAATAAGTTTGAATCTGGTTTCATTAGACGATACAAGTTAAGCTTCGTATAAATAATCTCCAGACATCTCTTGAGATTTCTAACACCGCTTTCACCTTGGGTATAATTCTCAACAATATAATCAATTGTCGTATCTGGAATGATAATATCATCTGGTTTGAAGTTTACTTGTTCTACAATTTTGGGAATAAGATAATCTTTAGAAATAACACGCTTATCTTTCTTTTCATAACCCATGGTTTGGATCTTATACATTCTATCTAATAAGATTGGGTTTACCTTTGATTCGTCATTATAGCTGAATATAAACAAGCATTTACTCAAATCAAAATCTATTTCGGAAAAGTACTTGTCATGAAACTGACTATTCTGCGTTGTATCTGTGAGATGTGTCAAAATACCAGCAATTTCATCACCTTTTGGTGTATCACTAATTTTGTCCAACTCGTCAAAATAAATAACCGGATTCATAGTCTTTGTCTTTACCAGAATGTCTACAATCTTACCCCAAGTACTACCTTCATAAGTATAACTATGACCTTCAAGGAAACTACTGTCTGTAGCTCCACCTAAAGCAATAAACGCGAAATCACGGTTAAGAATCTTACTAATACCTTCTTTAACCAAGGTGGTCTTACCTGTGCCCATTGGTCCCTTAATAGCGATAGCTGTACCTATCGCATTAGGATTCGCAATCCATTGTCCGATCATTTGCATGATTTGTAATTTGGCATCATTCAATCCATACACGGCGTCGTCCAGCATTTGTTTCGATTTTGCCATATATTCGTGACATTCTTCAATACCATTATCAATAGTGAGTGGTAAATGTTTATAACGATTAAATGGGATTTGCATAAAAGTATCTACCCAATTTTTAATTTTATAATACTCACCGTTTCCTGGCTCCATGTAACGAAGAGAGGCTATTTTATTTAAAGCAATAGACTTGAGATGAACTGGAATATCTGATTCCAATAGGGTTAAACGGTATGGTTTTTGAACAATGTTGATTTTATTAATTTCCTCTACCTCTCTAATTACCTTTTGCTGTTCATCTACCGTAAGATTGTTCTTGAAGAATTTGTAATCATTTAACAAATTCTTCTTGTTTACCAAGTTCTTAAATTTCTTAACATTCTTCACCTTTTGACTCTTCATCTGTTTATCATATAATCGCTGTAACTTTTTTTCTTTTAATTCCAAATCTTTCAATCCATCTTTGGCAATCTTATTTGTAGCATCTTGCTCCAATATAGTTTCAAATGTTTTTCGAATTTTAGCAATAGTTTCTTGCTGCTTAACTCTAGTTTCTTCTTCTATATTTGCATTAGATGTAGTATCCTGATTGCCATCAGACCTTTCATCCTCATCCTCGTCCTCATCCTCGTCCTCGTTTTCATCCTCGTCTTCATCCTCATCCTCATCCTCATCCTCGTCCTCGTCCTCATATTCACTATCATCCTCGTCTTCATTGCGTGATGGATCACCAATAGTAAATATGATGTTAAATGCCTTTTCGGCATTACGAATATTGCGACGGCGACGACTACTGCGCTTCACATCCTCCTCATCCTCATCCTCTTCATCCTCTTCATCTTCATCATCTTCATCCGTATACTCTATATCTTCCTCTTCCTCGTCATCTTCCTCTACTATGACCTTATTTTTCTTTCCGTTTTTTGTTTTTGGGCCAACCACTATAAATTGCTGGTTACTTTTCTTTGTTGTCTTAGCTAACCGTTTAGAACGATTGGCTAGTTTGTTATTACTAGCGTTAACCGATTCAGGTTTGTTTTCATTTACTGAAAATCCGCCATTATCATCATCCTCATCATCTGCTGTATAATTATCAGCTTCAACATTATTTTTGATATTCTGTAGCATCTTGTCTTCCTTGTTAAGCTTGTTTGTCATATATTTAGATGGAAATATCTTGCTTATAAATTTTCTGTATTCATGCATGTCCATACCATCATCATCGGTATCACTATCACTCTTAACACTATTGTTATCATCTTCGCCATTGCTGTCATCCGAATCTACATTTTTCTTTAATTTTTTGTTTTGGGCCACAGAGGATCGTGTATGATACCTCTTTTTAATTGGCTTTTGGTTAGTCTTGTCCTTTTGAGAAGGCATTTTTCCTAGAATATATTAAATCATATTTTGTAATATTTAAGTTCAATTTTATTTATTATTTTCAGGTTTTATTAGTTATATTTATTAATAAAATTGACGTTTTAAAAGAAGTTAAATATAATATAATAATATAAGGAAGCATGGTACAAACTTCGACTGAATCAATGCCTAAACAAAAAAGTTGTAAAATAATTGGAATACAGTTTAGTATATTAAGTCCAGATGAAATTCGTAGAGGATCTGTTGCCGAAATCACATCTAGAGACACATATATAAACAACAAACCAGTGATTGGAGGTCTATTTGATCCGCGAATGGGTGTGCTTGAGCCTGGTTTGATTTGTCCAACAGATGGTCTTGATTATATGGAAACACCTGGATATTTTGGTCATATTGAATTGGCCAGACCGGTATTTTACATCCAATATTTAAATACTATTATGAAAATACTACGATCTGTATGTATTAAATGCAGCAAGTTAAAGATTAGCAAGGAAAATTACAAACAAGCACTTAAATTAAACGCAGATGAACGATGGAATTATGTATTTCAGTTAGCCAGTAAAGTTATGCGATGCGGTGAAGACAGTGACGATGGATGTGGTTGTTTACAACCCAAAAAAATCAAAAAAGAAGGTCTAGCTACACTGTTTGCTGAATGGGATAATGTGAATGGATTAAATAACGAGGATGATCAGGACAAATTAAATATGAAACTAACACCAGAATTAGTAATAAAAATATTCCGTCGCATTTCAGATGACGATGTAAATTTTATGGGATTTAGTCCAGTGTTTTCTAGACCGGATTGGATGGTATGTCAGGTATTGGCAGTACCACCTCCTGCTGTAAGACCGTCTATTAAAATGGACGGTCAACAAAGAAGTGAAGATGATATTAGTCATATTTTAGTAAACATCATTAAAGCAAATAAAACACTTCAAGAAAAATTACAAGAAGGTGCGAATGCGAATATTATTGATGACTGGCACACAGTTCTTCAGTATTATGTCGCAACCCAGATTGATAATAAGATTCCAGGTGTAGCATCTGTTGCCCAGCGATCAGGTCGTCCTCTCAAATCTATTAAAGAAAGACTGAATGGAAAGGGTGGGCGTGTTAGAGGAAATCTAATGGGTAAGCGTGTTGACTTCTCAGCTCGTTCGGTCATTACGCCAGATCCTAATTTGTCCATCCGCGAATTAGGTATTCCTCTTAAAGTAGCCAAAAACATTACAAAACCGGTAACTGTAAATGATATGAATAAGAAATTTCTACTTAAGATGGTTAGAAACGGACCAGACGAACATCCTGGTGCAAAGATCTTGGAGAAAAAGAATGGTGAGCAAATTACTCTTCGATATGCGGACCGAGAAAATATCCAACTAGAAAATGGTGACATTGTTCATCGTCATATGTTGGATGGAGACGGGGTTCTATTTAACAGACAACCGACCCTTCATAGAATGAGTATGATGTGTCATATAGCAGTTATCATGTATAAGGGTGATACCTTTCGCATGAATGTAGCTGACACCAAACCATACAATGCCGATTTTGATGGGGATAGATTTTGTCCCCAACAGGTGACCGCTCAATAAGTTGTAGATAATACTTATTGGGGAAAACGGTGTAAAGTCTACTAGTAAATGTATTCCATGTAAAGGTACATATTA